GAGATCGACCGCTGGGCGCGTAACATGCCGCCCGCGTTCAAGGAGCTGCTGGAGTTCAAGGCTGACAAGATCAGCCTAAAGGGCGCACCCGACAGCTTCGCAGTGGCTAGAACGTCACGCCGCGAAAATCCCGAATCCCTCGCGGGCTTTCACTCGCCGCATATGCTGTTTGTGGTCGAGGAGGCGTCAGGCGTACCCAACGTAATCTTTGAGACGGCCAGCGGCGCACTTAGCACCCCTGGTGCGAAAATCATTATGTGCGGTAACCCCACCCGCTCCGACGGTTACTTTTATGACGCCTTCCACGGCGACCGCGAGAAGTGGCACTGCATCACTGTGTCGTGCAGTGAGGGCGAATATGTTGACCCCAAGTTTATCCGCGAGATGGGCGAAAAATACGGCGAGGAGAGCAACGTCTTCGCGGTTCGCGTCTTGGGTGAATTTCCAAAGCAGTCGGACGACGTGCTTTTGCCGTTGCACTTGATTGAGGATGCGACGAAGCGCGACGTGGAGGCAGGGCCTACGACGCCGGTCGTTTGGGGCTTGGACGTAGCGCGTTTTGGCTCGGATAGGTCGGCGCTGTCCAAGCGACAGGGCAATATATTGGTCGAGCCGATCAAGACGTGGCAGAATAAGGACTTGATGGAGCTTGCCGGTATAATCCTATCGGAATACGACGCCGTGCCTTATCAGATGCGGCCACAGGCGATCTACATTGACGCCATTGGCTTAGGCGCAGGACTGGCCGACCGGCTGAGGGAGCTGGACATGCCGGCGGTTGGCATATCTGTCTCTGAGACTGCCAGCCTGAAGGCTAAGTTTAATAGGCTGAGGGATGAGCTTTTCTGGCACTGCCGCGAGTGGTTTGAGGCGCGTGACTGCAAAATACCGCAGGACGACACGCTGATATCGGAGTTGTCGGGCATCCGCTATAAGTATCTCTCGACTGGCAAGCTGAAGGTTGAATCCAAGGACGAGATGAAAAGGCGCGGCCAGAGATCGCCCGACGTGGCCGACGCATTTGTGCTGACCTTCGCGGGTCAGGGTGCGGTTGCCGGTGGCTACTCTAGAGGCTATAATTCAAATCGCAGTTTGAAACCAAAAACGAATTGGGTGGTTTAGTGGATCAATTTAGAGGCGCATATCAGCAGGGGCTGCTGGCTGAACCTGCTGATTATACCGGCGCAGCGGATATTGGTCGCGGTATATTATATTCTCCGTTTGATCTTATTGGTGCGCCTGTTGACCTAGCCAATATGGCGTTGCAGCCTCTTGGCCTTGGCAGCGAAAAGCCTTTTGGCGGCTCTGAGTACCTAATCGACAAATATGCCGACCTTGGTGACTATTTGGGGGTTGATTATCAACGCCCGACAAACAGCACTGAGGAGCTAATTGGCCGGTTTGCAGGCGGCGTTGTGTCTCCAGCAGCTATAATATCTGCGCTTCAAAAAACACCAGTGAACATGAGCAAGGCTATTAGCGCCTTCAAAAGCTCCAAAGAGCTTAGAGCCGAGGCGTCTAAGGCAATGGCTAAGGGTGACGACGTTGCGGCCAATGAGGCTAATGTTGTTGCCAGCGTTTTTGAGGTTGAGGCAGCTCCGCTGACCAGCGCGATACAAAGGATTAAAGCAGATGGCAAAGAGCCGGTGTTTACCGTTAAAGACGATGGAACCTATCTCACAGTTAGATCAAGCCTCGCAGACCCAGCCGAGGCGAAGAAAACTGTCGCCGCAGCAAGAACTGGTGATGCAGCGACTAAGGGCAATGAGCCACTGTCGAAATCGGAAATCGACTTTATCGTCAAAAGTCCAGAACTAAACTCAGCAAGAAAATTTGGCGACGACATATCTGTGGCTGTTAATGGTCAGCCTTTAGACGCATCTTTGCTCAAGGGCGAGACAGGGTTTGCTGGTCGTCAGTCTAGCATAGCCAAACAGGCCGCGATTGGACGCGCTTTTGATCTATCTGTTCAGGGCAGTCCTGAGTATAAATCTAGCGTTTTTTCTGCTTATGGAGAAAAATATCCAGACCTTATGGAAGCCGTAGGCGCAAAAAACTATGACGATCTTGTGCAAAAATCATATTTGCAGATGCAGGCAGAAACGGCTGCTCAATTTGACCGCTTGCCAGTTAACACGTTTTATCACCCCGGCGATTTTGAATATGTGACATCAACTGGCGGCACTAACTCTATTGGTATGCTGCGCGACCTTAATCAAAACAAAAACTTAAATGTTTTTCGTGGTGGCGATAGGCATGAGTTCCTAAACCAGATTGATCCCAGAACCGGCCTTAATTCAAACGAGATGTTTAGGGCTGTGCATGATTATGCTGGCCACGGTATTCAGGGCAACAAGTTTGACGCTCTTGGCGAGGAGCGAGCTTTTGGCGTCCATTCTCAGATGTATTCGCCGCTTGCGCGTATGGCTATGGCGTCTGAAACAAGAGGGCAGAATAGTTTTGTTAATTACAGCCCGCTAAACATCGACATTGAGATGGAAATTGCGGCTAAGATGGATGACCTAAAGGCTGCAAGGACTGACGCGGATAAGGCGGCTATTACTGCCCAGATACAAGACCTTCAGGGGCAAAGAAGATACGGAGATCAAAAGGCGGTTCTTTTGCCGCCCGAAATGATAGACCTGTCTTATCAGGGCGGTATGCCTGATTATTTGAAGGGCGTTAACATGCCTGACGCTGGCACGACCGTTGATGATCTGCCATTTTTTCATTTTTCCAAGCAAGGTGGTTTGTTGGAATTAGACCCATCTTTTGTCGGCACTAGAATGGGTCGCGGTGGTGATAGGTACGCTCCAGATGAGGCGGTTTCAATTAGTCAGTATAACCGCCCTGACAGAACTTATGCGTTTGCTGATACTATGCCCACATCAAGAATTGATCCAGTTATGGATGACGCGCCGTTTGTTTATCAGGGGCAGGCGTCTGGCCTTTATGACACGGCGGATGACCCAGCCGGTCTTTTAGCTTTGTCGAGTGAAAGAAATCGGGGAGTTATCGACAGAAACCTTTTCAAAAAAGACTTGGAATCGTCTATAAAGGATTACGGCTATGGGGGCTATGTAGCTCCTTTTATGGGTCAGAGAGCAGCATTGCTTTTCGACCCAGCGCCAGTAACACCATATAGAGGGATTTTGTTTAATGAGTAAGCCGCATTTATGTTATTTGCCGACGAGAGGCCTTTGTTCTTTAAATGATAAGTTGGGTGATAATTATCTCCCAAAGAACAAAGAAAATGTTTTCCGTCAGGAGATAACCACTTATGAGTATGTTGAAAACGGAATGAAGAAAACCACAACTGTCAGAGAGTTTACAAACAACGACCATTATGACAGCACGGTGGCTCATGTGTTTGTCAACGAAGACAAGTGGAGAGGCTTCTAATGCCCCCAGCTAAAAAGAAAAGCGTAAACCTATCAGTCGGACGCGGTGAAAAGCAGTCGGTCAAGGCTGGTGGTGGACTTACTGCGAAGGGTCGTGCAAAATACAACCGAGCCACAGGCTCAAAACTAAAGGCACCTGTGACCGGCAAAGTCAAAGCCGGTAGCGCAGACGCAAAGCGGCGCAAGAGTTTTTGCGCCAGATCAAAGAGCTGGACTAGCCCACGCGGCAAGGCAGCTCGGGCAAGATGGAAATGTTAGGAGTTAGCTATGGGATACGGTAAGAAAAACGGCGGAAAGAAGTCAGGCGGCGCAAAGCAGGTTCTCGGTAAATACTGCTGATGTCGTTATATCGCAATATCGCTAAAAAACGCGCACGCATTAAGGCGGGCAGCGGTGAGAAAATGAGGAAAGTCGGAGCCAAGGGTGCGCCCACGGCTGCGGCATTTAAAGCGGCGGCTAAAACCGCGAAAAAGAGAAAGAAGGCCAAAGCATGATTGTTTGTGATAACTGCCCATATCGTGGCCGCTGCGAAATAAAGCAGCGCTGTATTCAGGGCAAAAACCCTGTGCCGGACATGACGCCTGAGCCAGCTCCGTCGAAGTTTGTGCAGACCAGCAAAGGCACAGTCGAGACTGCTGGCAAGCGTGGCGCACCAATTAAGACCGCCGTCAAGAAGGTCGTCAAAAAGGCGAAGATGCATTGAACATCAGACGCCCGATTGTTGGCCGGATAAGACGCCCGCAGCCCCCGCTAGAACCAAAGGCGGAAGTGTGCAATAATGTGGACACGCCAGAACCGGCGGCCAAGGTTAAACGTGCGCCAAAACGCGCGGCAAAAGGTGCAAGGAAAAATGGCTAAAAAGATGGACGACGACCAATTGGGCAGCATCGTGTCGGGTGAGATCACCGACGCGCTCAATCACTTCGACAACGAGTACACGACCGACCGGCTCCGCGCCTTGGATATGTACTTGGGCGAGCCACTCGGAAACGAGGTAGACGGTCGCTCAACAGTGATTGCGACTGAGGTTGCCGACACCGTCGAGGCCATCATGCCTAACCTTATGCGGGTGTTTACGACCAACGACAAGTATGTTCGCTTTAGCCCGCGCACTGCCGAGGATATGGAATCAGCCGAGCAGGCGTCTGATTACGTTAATTATGTGCTTAACACCCAGAACCCCGGCTACCAAATCCTGCACACGTTTTTCAAGGATGCGCTGCTATTCCGTTTGGGTGTCGTGAAGTTCTTTTATGAGACACGCGAGGAAGTTGACGAGGAAGAATACACCGGCCTGTCAGAGGAAGAACTGACAATGCTGCTGGCCGATCCGACTGTCGAGCTTGTGTCTCAGACAGAGACCGTCGTTGAGAGCATGTATAACGATGAGACCGGCGAGACTGAAGACCTGCGCTCAGAGTACGATCTGACTGTACGCATCAAGCGCGAAGAAGGTGACATCAAAATCATCAACATTCCGCCTGAGGAATTTTTGGTATCGCGTCACGCGAGTTCGCTTGAGGATGCCGACTTTATCGCGCACCGCACCAACATGACCGTCTCAGACCTTGTGGCTATGGGTTATGACCGCGACGAGGTCGAGCAGTACGCCGGAGAGAATGAGCTGGACACCGACCGCGAGGTCAGCAACAGATTCCAAGACCTAGAGTCGTCAATGCCGGTCGATGCGGCAGACCCGACACTGCGGTCTGTGCCTTACTATGAGTGCATCATTAATATGGATTACGACGGCGACGGCATAGCCGAGCGTCGGCGCATCTGCGCGATTGGCGCTGAGGGCAAGCACATCTTGCACAATGAGCCATTTGACCACATCCCATTCGCGTGCGTGTCGCCTATTATGATGCCGCACCGTTTGATTGGCCGCAGCATCTTTGACATGACCGAGGACTTGCAGGTCATTAAATCAACTCTGATGCGCCAGTACCTCGACAGCGTCTACTCATCTACCCTGCCACGCATTGCGGCGGTTGAGGGGCAGGTGAATCTGGATGACCTGCTTGACGGCTCCCCCGGCGGGGTAATCCGTACACGGCAGCCGGGCATGATCCAAGCCCTGACAGGCGCGTCAGTCGGCAACGAAATCCGCCCATTAATGGATTATTTGGACACAGTAAAAGAGCAGCGCACCGGCATGAGCCGTGCGTCTCAGGGGCTTGACGCCAACAGCCTACAGTCAAGCACCGCCAGCGCAGTCTCAGCGACCGTGCGCGGCGCTCAGGTTAAGTTGGAATCATATGCCAGAACAATGGCCGAGACAGGAGTTAAGGCACTCTTTAAGGGCATTTTGCATTTGGTGCTAAAGCACGATAACAAAGAAAAGATCGTGCGCCTTCGCAATCAGTTTGTGCCGATTAACCCAGCCGAGTGGTCTAGCCAGTTTGACACCGTCGTGCAGGTTGGCTTAGGCACGACAGATGACGAGACAAAGATTGCCTTTCTGACGCAGATTGCATCAAAGCAAGAGCAAATCCTGATGCAGCTAGGTCAGGACAACCCGCTTGTGACGGCGCAGCAATACGTTAACACCCTGCGCTCAATCACTGAGGTTGGCGGCTTTAAGGATAGCAGCCTGTTCTTTAACTCGCCTGAGCAGGTCACGCAGTTTATGGCGGCCAAGCAACAGCAGGCAGCCAGCCAGCCGCAGCAGCCCACGCCTGAGCAGCAGCAGATGCAGCAGATGTTGCAGCTAGAGCAGCAGAAGGCTCAGGCCGACATCCAGATCGCGCAGCAAAAGGCTGAGGCTGACATTGCGCTGAAGCGCGAGAAGATGCAGGCCGAGCTTCAGATGGAGCGCGAGAAGATGCAAATGGAAATGCAGATGCGCCAGCAGGAGTTACAAGCTGAGGCTGAACTGCGTGTCGCCAAGGCAGTCACCGACGCCGAAATATCAACCAACCTACCGAGGGCATAGAGATGGCCAAGATGAACAAAATTATGCCGCCGCGTAACACAACCATTCGCGGTCAAGACCACCTTCTAGCCTACATCACGCCCGAAGAAGCGCAGATGCTTATGGACAACGGTGGTGCCGGTAAAGCTGGCCCTATGGGTATCCCTGCGTTTTTCACAGATGACGATGAGGCTGGCGCGGGCGATTTTAGTATGGGGCCTGATGACACCAGCCCATCTAATGACGGCGGCAATGACGGTGGCAACAGTTATAGCGACTTAGGTATGTCGCCCGGTCAATCTCAGGCTCAGTTCGGTACGCCTGAGTTTGGTGGAATGACCGAAACTCAAGCATATAACACGCTAGGCACTGGCGGCGGTTCCGATAGGGCGCAGCAAGTCCAAGCTGATATTGTTAGTCAGTTAACAAGGGCTGGCAATCAAGGTGCTAATCAGTTTACGTCTGTTCCCTACGTTAACGCTCAAATTCAAATGCTGGCAAACCAACAGATTCAAGATCGTATGCGCCAAGCTGATCGAGGTTATGGTATCCCGGGCCTGTTTGGGTCAGCATTAGGCTTTTTAGGAAACACTAACCTAAGAAATATTGCTGGCGGTATTGGGTCTGGTGGTCGTGCGTTTTTTGGCCCGCAAGGTCAAATACAAGGCGTGTTTAATGAAGGCCCATTTGGGTTTGGTGAGGTTTACACTGGAAACGTCGTTGAAGGGTATCCAGAAACAGGATACAACGCAGGCGGCGGCGAAAGCGGGTTTGGGGATATGGAGCAGGTCAAGCCAGTAAACCCAGAGACCGGCCAATGCGATGAGGGCTATATGTTTGACGAGGACATGCAGGCTTGCCGCCTAGACACAGGCTTTGCCTCTGGTGGCCAAACCGGCGGCGGAGTTATGGCGCAGCCCGGTGACGCATACGCGCGGATGGGTTTGCTAGATGAGGCACCAACCGGCTTGCCTGAGTTCCAGCAGCGGTACGGCGCAGGCTTTGGCACGCCGTCAGAGTTTGCTGATGCCAACCTTGCGTTCAGACGCCAAGGCGCATACCGTCCAGAATATTTTGACCAGCCATATCCGACCACAGGTTACACGTTACTAAGTTAGGGAAAACATGAACGAAGGCAAGGCGAGGGATGCGGTGCTAAGGGCTGAGAAGGCTGAGGCACTGCTCAGGAATGAATTATTAACTGATGCGTTTGATTATTTAGAGCGACAATTTATACAAGCGTGGCGGTCAAGCGGCATAGGTGAGGCCGAAGACCGTGAGCGAATTTACCAATTGAGCCAGAACCTTGAAGCCCTAAAGGGGTATTTTCAAACGGTGATATCGGATGGTAAGATGGCTCAATCGCAAATTGACGAAGTCAAGAGGCGTTCCACTTTTAACAAGAGATAAGGTAGAAAAATTATGGTCGATACTCCAAACGGAACCGACAACATTTCAATGACCGACGCAATTAGCCTTCTGAACACTCCCACTGAGGACACCGTTACAGATGAGCGAAACGAGGCTGAAGATCAGCCTCAACAGCCCGAGGCCGAGGCGCAAGTCTCATCCGAAGATCAGGCGCATGACGCCCCTGAGGATGACGACTATGACGATGAGGCTGACGACGGCGAAGATGTCTACGACGACGATGATGACGATGAGGAAGTTGACGAGGAACCCGCCGAAACGCTCTACACCGTAAAGGTGGATGGCAAGGAAGTGGAAGTTAACCTCGAAGAAGCCCTCAAGGGTTATCAGCGTCAGGAGGCATTTACTAAGCGATCAATGGAACTGGCCGAGCAACGCAAGGCATTTGCTGCTGAGGCAGCCGAAACAAAACAGCTCCGTGACGCTTACGCGCAGCAACTTGAGTTACTGCAAACCCAACTCCAGCAGACAAACCTCAGCCTCAATGAGGAACCTGACTGGGCGGCCTATAAAGATCAGGGCTGGTCTACTGACGACATTTTCTTTGCCAAGACCGAGTGGGATAAGCACCAAAAGCAAATCCAGCAAGTGGCGGCAGAGCGTCAGAAGATTGCCCAACAGCAGGCACAGGAGCATGAGGCGCACCTAAAACAGCACCTCACTAACCAACGTGTCGAAATGCTTGAGCGCATACCTGAGTGGCGTAATGACGAGACCCGCGAGTTTGAACGCAAAGAAGTCATTAAGTACGCACAGAAGCGTGTCGGGTTTAGCGAGGAAGAAATCTCATCCGCGAGCGATGCCCGCGCGATTGAGCTGCTCTATAAAGCGTGGAAGTGGGATAATCTAATGGAAAAGAAACCCACAACCAAAAAGCGCACTCGCCAAGCACCGAAGATGGCCAAGGCAGGGCAACCGGCAACCAAGCGCGAAGTTGCTAATCGTTCAAAGCGGAAGGCGCGTGAACAGTTTGAAAAGGCTGGCACCGTTGACGCTGCTGTACAACTCTTAATGGGTAGATAACCCGAAGGAACAAAACAATGGCCGTGTTTACAACACAAAACGCAGTGGGCGAGCGCGAGCAACTCGCTGACATCATCTACCGGATTGATCCGGCAGAGACCCCAATTTTTTCTAATGTGAAAAAAGAAACCTCAAACGGCATTTTCGTCGAATGGCAAGTTCAGGAGCTGACCGCCGCGTCTGCTACTAACTACCACAACGAAGGTGCAACCACAGCTACTGCTGCGGCGACACCAACTTCACGGATCGGTAACTATCACCAGATCTCCAAAAAGGTGTTTGCAACATCAGGCACACTCGACGCTGTCGATTCTGCCGGCCGGGAACGTGAGCATAATTATCAGAAGGTCTTAAAAGCCCTGGAGCTGCGTCGTGATATCGAAAAAGCAATCGGTGACACAGACGTTGCACGTTCTGGCACAGACCCACGCAAGTCAGCGTCTTTGACTTGCTGGATCACAAACGGCTCAGTCGGTGCGACTGCCGGTGCCTTCGCCACAGGCGACGGAACTGACACGATCACTGGCGGTGACGACCGGGCGTTAACACTTGCACTCATCGAAGATGGGATGCAGGACGCTTGGACAGACGGCGGCTCACCTGAGCTGATGGTTGCCTCGGCCACAAACCGTGCCAACTTCTCAGACCTGTCAGCCACTGGCAACTTGGTCAGCAACGACGTGAACATGACTGCCGCTAAGGAAGTCAGCTACGTCGGGTCTACCAGTGTTTTCTTGACCGACTTCGGTACTGTGCAAGCTGTTCCATCTCGGCTACTTGGAAACGACCGCGTGTTCTTGATTGATCCAAACTTTGTGTCAATCTGCACACTCAACGGACGTAACTTCCTTGAGCAGGAACTGTCTCAGGACGGCGATGCGAAGACAAGCCACTTGGTGTCAGAGTGGGCATTGAAGCCTACCGCGCCTAAGGCACACGCAATGATTATGGACTTGAACGGTTCATAGTAAAACTGAGGGGGCGGGCAACTGCCCCCTCTCTTTCATAAGGGAAAAGACATGAAGCGCATTTTATACACAGACCCTCACACCGCCAAAGAGGTGGTAATGGATCAACAATCTGACGGCACTGATGTTATTGAGACGACCCAGAGATTTGACGGCCTAATTAAGATTAACAAGCAGATGAATAACGACTACCGCGCCAACGCAACGGTCAATACGCAGCGGCATGTACAGCATGTGGCGGAAATACCAAATGTCGTGTATAATCACCTGCTAGAGACACTAGGCCCGCCCGCCCAAAACCCAAAGGGCTGGAAGGCTTGGCTGAATAATAGCGAGAACCGAGACTTTAGAACAGGCGGCGGTAACATCTAATGGCAATTGCGACCTATACAGATTTGCAGACATCCATAGCCAATTTTCTGGCTCGGTCTGACCTGACCGCACAAATCCCTGACTTTATTGCGCTGGCTGAAGCCTCTATGAGCCGCGAGCTGGAGACACGCAGTCAGGAAAAGCGGGTAACTGCAAACACTGTGTCGGGCAATGAGTATCTGGCGCTGCCAACTGACCTAAGAGAGGTCAGAGAAATAAAGTTGAACACCGCACCGCTGACCGTGCTGAGGTACTACAGCCCTGTCGCGTTGGACGAGCAGTACGCATCAGAGGGTGGCGGCAAGCCAAAGGGCTACAGCATTGTGGGCGATGAGATGAAATTGCGTCCGGTGCCTGACGCCGCCTATGAGGTGGAAATCATCTACATTGGCTCAATTGAGGCGCTGTCTGCGACAAACCTCACAAACACAATCCTGAGCCGGTCGCCTGATGCCTACCTTTACGGCGCACTCGCTGAGGCTTATGCTTACCTTCTTGATGAGACTAGGGCGTCTCAGTATATGGCTCGATTTGATAAGGCTTTGGCGCAGATCAAGGTTGATAACCAACGCGCCCATTATGGAACTGGTAGCCTTCAAATCAGTAGTATTTATCAACGCCAATCGCAAGCAGCGGGAACTTAAATTATGAGCGCAATGAGTGACTACCTCGAAAACGAGATATTAGACCACATCCTTGGAACCGGCGCATACACAATGCCGACCACAGTCTATGTTGGCCTGTCCACTGGATCGTTTAACGACGACAACAGCGGCACTGAGCTGACCGGCAACAACTATGCCCGCGAGAGCATCAGCTTTGGCGCGGCTGCCTCTGGCACCGCATCAAACGACGCGGCTGTTGAGTTCAACGCCGCAACCGGCTCTTGGGGTACGGTTAGCCACTTTGGCATTTTTGATGCTTTGACTTCGGGCAACCTGTTAATCCACGGCGCACTGACTGCAAGCAAAGTCATTGAGACTGGCGACATCTTGAAAATCGCAATTGGTGATATGGACATCACCGCAGCTTAAAGGCGGATAGATGGCAACCGTTGCACCACTAGACAGGATTACCGGCACCCTAGACGCCCTGTCGTTTACCGTTGACACGGTTGGCGATAAGGTCGCTTGGACTGCTGTCGCCCTAGACCATATGGATGGCTGGGGCAATCTGGATAGCTGGAACTACGGAACGCTGGACGCCCTAAGCCTTGAGGTAAAGGTTGCAGCCGGTAGCGCCGCCGCCTCAACTGCCGCATCCGCGTCAGCGTCAAAGCTAAAGAGCGTCGCAGCATCCGTTTCTGCCGCCGTCACGGCGTCTGGCGCTGTCGCGCGGATAAGACCAGCCGCAGCAAGCGTGACCGCCGTCAATACAGCCTCAAGCGCGTTTGCCCGCGTCAGGCCGTTTGAGGCTCTGGTGAGCGCCGTCGGCACGGCCACCTCTGGCTTTAATCGTGTGCGTCCAATGGCTGCGACAGCGTCCATCTCAGCAAGCGCAACCTCAAGTTCAAACTTTGTGACGCTAGGTGCAGGCACCTCCAGCATAGCGGTGACGCAGGCGACAAGTGTGGTGGCTATCTTTGCTGGCGCTGGCAATCAGCAAGTGACGGTGACTGGTGACGCAAAAATGAGTATACTCGGCGAGGAATGGTCGGCGGTTACTCCGACCACACCTTCTTGGGCGGCAGCGGCAGCAGGCGCTCCTAGCATTTGGTCAACGCCGCCAGCAGGCGCAACTGGGAACTGGTTAGGACAATGATAAAATTTGGCGAATGGCTGCCAGACCAGCCAGCATTTATGAACGCAGGCGTCGTCACGGCAGAGAATGTGATACCGGCGTTTAATGGTTATCGCCCGCTAAACCAGTTTATCAGTTTTAGCAATGCGGCTAGTGGCACGATAAGGGGCATCTACGCTGCAAAGGACAACGCCGGAAGCGTCAAGCTGTTTGCCGGAGATGACGCAAAGCTGTATTCGTTTAATGCTTCAACAAACAATCTTGATGACGTTAGCAAGGCCGGATCACCGGCATATGATTTGACTGGTGCAGAGAAGTGGAAGTTTGTGCAATTTGGCGAGTACGTCATTGCATCAGGCGGCATTGGCGAAGAACTGCAAAAGTGGCAGCTAGGAACGGATACTGCGTTTTCTAATCTTGGCGGCTCACCGCCAAAGGCTGACTTCCTTGCCGTTGTGCGCGATTTTGTGTGGACGGCTAACATTGATGAAGGCTCAGGCCGCGTGCCTTACAAGGTTAGGTGGTCGGGCTTTAACGATATTACTAGCTGGACTGCGGGAACCGATCAAAGTGATTTTCAAGAACTCCCAGATGCCGGAGCTATCACCGGAATGGTGGGTGGAGAGTATTGCACAATCTTGTGTGAGAAAGCTATCTTCCGTGCCACATACACAGGCCCGCCGCTGATCTGGCAGTTCGATAAAGTTGAAAGTCAGCGCGGCTGTAGCATCCCCGGTTCGGTGTGCAACTACGGCTCAAACGTGTTTTACTATTCGGACAATGGATTTCACCTGTTCGATGGGCAGAAAAGCACACCCATTGGGAATGAGAAGATAGACAAATTCTTTGCCAAGGACTTTAACTCAACATACAAAGACAAGATGACTGCGGCGGTTGACCCACTCAACCAGATTGCAGTTTGGTCTTACACTAGCGTCGCCAGCACGACTGGCCGCCCTGACCGTTTGTTGATCTTTAACTACGCGCTAGGCCGTTGGTCTATTGGCAACGTGGACGCCGACTTTATTGCTCCGTTCTTCAGCGCCGGTTACACTGTCGAGGACTTGGATAACCTTTCAGCCACGCTAGACGGCCTCAGCACTGTCTTGGACAGCCAGTTATTTAGAGGCGGCGAGTTCTTCTTTGGTGGTGCGGTTGGTGACAAGTTGTTTACCTTTACTGGCGATCCGCTTCAGGCGACAATCACTACTGGCGAGGCCACGCTCAGTATGGGCAAGCACAGTATTGTGACGCGCGTATACCCTTATCACGAAGATGGCTCTGTTGAGTTATTTGTCGGCCTGCGCGGAACGCCTACAGATACAGTCGCGTTTTCTGCTGGTGGAACAACCAACGCCAGCGGGTTTGTGCCGTTTAGGGCGGCGGATAGGTATCAGCGCGTCAAGATGCTGCTCAGTGGCAATTGGTCTTTTGCCCACGGCATTGACGTTGAGGCTAGAGAGGTTGGCCGTCGATGACTGTTGAGCAGCGCAAGTCAAACCTTAGGACGCTAAACCCTGTCACTGCGACGACGCGAGAGGTGTCCGAGGTTTTAAACCGCACAATAAACGGTGGTTTGAACAGCGTTGGTTATGCGGTCTTGGCAAGTGGAACCACGACGACGACAGTAAGTGACCCACGCTATGGCGTTGACAGTATCGTCTTTTTTACCGGATATAACGAGACACTAGAACATAGTTACCCATTTGTAAAAAGCACAAGCACAAATGGGTCTATGATAATTGAACACAAGAACCACGGACACGATGTAGATGTTGCCTACCTTATTATTGGCTGAAGACAAGCTGAAAGAAAAGTTTGAGATAAACCGCAAGTATATTGCGGATGCGCTGGAATACTCCGGCGGCACGCACTCAATCGACGATGTTTACCAAGCCTGTGCTATCGGTGAGGCACAGTTACATCCGTTGGAAAAGTCGTGTATTATAACCGAAGTTGTTGACTACCCCAGCCTAACCGTGTGCCGAATCTGGCTTGCAGGCGGTGACTTAGATGAGCTGGTCGAGGCTGAGAAGTCTATTGCAGTTTGGGCTAAGGCTCAGGGCTGCGACGCGATGGAGATCAATGGCCGCAAGGGCTGGCAAAGACAACTGAAAGATTACACCGCAACGTCGGTGGTTTTGACAAAGGATTTGAGAGATGAGTAAAGGCGGCGGTGGAGACACCAGACAAATCACGCAGACAACTGCTCCACCAGAATACGCAAAACCATTTCTGGAGTTTGGCTTGTCTGAGGCTAAAAACCTATACGGCAACCAACCGCAATTTTACCCCGGTCAGACCACTATAGGTTTTTCGCCTGAATCCGAAATGGCTCTGTCAGGAACCCGCCAGATGGCGATTAACGGCTCGCCGTTTATCGGTGCGACGCAAGACGTTGTGATGCAAAACCTGATGGGTACTAATCCACTAATGAGCGCCGCGTTTAAGCCTGTCGTTGAGCAGGTGCAGGCTCAAGCAGCCAAGGCCGGTCGTTACGGCTCTGGCTACCAGCAGGCAGCCCTTGGTCAGGCTCTTGCGCCTATGGCTTACCAAGCGCAGCAGGCGGCTATCGGGCAAGCCCCGCAGGCGCGTGAGTTTGGCTTCGCTGACCTAAACACCCTTGCCGGTGTCGGCGGCGCGCGTGAGGCTCAGTCTCAGGCAGAGCTGGCGGCTGACATTGAACGCTTCAATATGGAGCAGCAGCAGCCCCTCACATCTTTGGCGAATTATATGGCCACCGTTCAGGGTGGTACTGTTGGCGGGCAAAGCACTCAGCCGGTATTCCGCAATCAGGCTGGCAACGTCCTCAGTGGCGCATTAGGTGGGGCGCAACTCGCTGGAATGATACCCGGTATGGGTGGCGGTATGGGCGCTGGACTTGGTGCCTTGGCTGGGCTTTTAGGTTAGGGGTTAGGGCATGAGCGTTTACGACAGATTTAACCGACTGCTTCAGGGCAGAGCGCCTGTGCCGCAGGCAAATGTTATGCGCCAATATCAAACGCCTCAGGGGATTGTTCCAAGCGCCGCACGTCAGCGACCTACCCCGCCTCAGTCGCCAATGCTGGCAAACCAACAGCTATCGCCGCTGATGCAGGAAATTGTGCGACGCGCTCAGGCGTCTCGCCTGACGCCAAGAGCTGGTCAGGTTGGCTTGCCAACTGGTGCTGGCGGCCAACAACAGCCAGCGTCTGGGATGACATTTGGCCAAAAGCTAATGCAGCCACGCGCTCAAGGCATGTTGGGTGCAGCCGCCGCTGGCTTTGAGGCATCAGGCTACCAAGACCGTCCGGTGTCGCTCGGTCAGGTTTTAGGCCGTATGGGTACTGCTGGCATGAAGTCTTACGCCGCCGCTGAGGATCGCATTGCGGCTCAGAAGGCGGGGCAATTAAAAGAGCTTTTGACGCGGGCTAAGATTGGCACTGAGTTGGCAAAGAGTGGTCAGGCGTTTAGCGGTACTAGCATGACATCTCAGTCGTTTAATACACTTCTGAAAATAGGCCCTAAAATAAAAGCTGGTAAAGCTACAGAGCCAGAGATGGCGCGGTACGATCTTGCCTTTGGTTATTTGGCAAAGCCAAAACAGCAAAAGACATACGACGAACTAGGCAATGAGACGATTACAACTATCCCAGCACAAGACCTTTCACAGTTTCCGTCGCCGAGAGGTGGGGCTGGCACAGTAGGGCAGGAAACAACGAAACCGTCAACAGAGGCAATTAAGTCAGACAAGTTTGTCAAGTCTATGGATAGTATGGCTTTGAACGTAAATGCATATAGGCAAGCTCTGGCAAAACTAGACAGGCTTGATATGGCTAGTGGCGCGGCAGAAATTCCTACAGATGCAATGGCAAACGCCGCATCTATAGCAGAGGGTCTCAGGCTAAATCTAAAAGAACTTTATGAACTCGGCGCTCTTGTAGGCGGTGACTTCCAGATTCTTGATAACCTATTGACTAGCCCTAATTCAGCTAAGGCAGTAAAAATGGGCGGTACTGCACTTTCTATTCAGCTTGACCAACTTGAGAGAATACTTGCTCAAAAACTTGCTGAAAAAGATGCTGCTTTATCTGGAACGTATAGTACCCCTGTTCCTGTCAGCACCCCTGAAGAATGGGCGAAAGTTAAAGTTGGTCAATATGGAAAACTACCAAACGGCCAAATTAAAATGAAGGTACAAACGCAATGAGCAACTGGTACGACAACTTGGATGATGCCGTTGACGTTGGGCCAGCAGAGGCCCCTCAGTCCTCAAGAGAGTTTGACCCGATAGAATTTGCCACTGGCCTTGCCCGATCAATAGGTCAGGGCATTACGTTTGGAACGGCTGACGAGGCTGAGGGGTTTATCAAAAGCATATTAGGCGATCAAACATACAAGCAGGCGCGAGATCAGGTTCGCAAGGAGCTTGACCAATTTCGCACAGAATATCCGAAAACGGCTTACGGCTCAGAGATTGCGTCTTCTATAGCTATGCCAATGGGTGTGGCAAAACTTGCTGGTAAAGGCATCGTCAAGGGTGCCGAAATGATTAATAAGCCATTAGCCGATTTTGCGGCTCAAAAGGCTGCTCAGGCTGGACAGAAAATTGCTACGGCTGCACCGAAAACAGCAAGGATTGCGACAGGCAAACCAGCTCAGGTGGCGGGTGCAAGCGCCCTATATGGCGCGGGTGCGGCAGAAGAAATGAGCGATGTGCCAGAATCAATGGCAATAGCCGGTGCGCTTGGCGCGGGGCTGCAAAAAGCAGCGCCAGCCGTTACCGCAGGAGCCGCAGAGCTTATTAAAAAGGGCGTGCCTCTGACAGTCGGGCAAAAGTTTGGCGGCATAACTGGTGGCATTGAGGAGCGTCTGGCTGGGCTTCCGGTTCTCGACTTCTTGATTGGTGGCGCTCGCCGTCGAGCCGTTACTGGATTTGAAAGGGCATCATACGATGAGGCTCTAGCCCCACTTGGGGAAAAACTGCCAAAGGGCGTAAAGGGTCGTGACGCTTATATCCAAGCTCAAAGCATAATTAGCAAGGCATACGACGACGTTTTGAGCGACATCAACATACCGTCTCCAAACCAGATCATTACCCAGATACCTGACGTTGCTGCAACCTTGCCAAAGCAAGAAGCTGGATTGTATTCCAGAATAATAATGAAAGAGATTGGCGACAGGGCAAAGGATGGAAGACTTACCGGCTCTGCCTTCAAAGAGGCGCAGAGCGCGTTACGCCAGAGGGCATATAAATTTATGACTTCACAAGACGCCTATCAACGTGAGCTGGGCGAGGCGTTGAGCGATGCGGCTGAGGAGCTGACGACGACGCTTGGCAAGTTTAATCCTGAAAAAGCTGGAAAGCTCGCCAACATTGACACGGCATATTCTAGGTTCAAGCCTATGCAAATGGCCGCTGCCTCAAAGGGTATGGCCGGTGAAGTCACCCCTGCAAAATTGTTAGAAAAAGTTTACGCGCAGTCGCGGCGCTCGCCTTCCGTGCTTGCCAAGGGCGAGGGTCGTATGCAGCAGCTCGCAGAAACTGGCGCAGACGTTATAGGCACAAAAGTGCCTGACAGCGGAACAGCAGGTCGTTTGGCACTTACAATGGGTACACTTGGTGGCGGCGCTGCTATCGACCCTATCACAACAGGATTAGTGGCAGGCGGAACAGGCGCTGTTTACTCGCCATTGGGTCAGGCTATCTTGGCTGGCACAAGAAAGGGTGGGCGCGACATACCGGGCATAATGCAAGGGGCTGGAGCAACTATGCGCTCACCAGCAGCAGGCGGCCTACTATCTCAGCAGGTGCCTTCACCCATCAGCTCCGCACAAGCTGGCGGCAACATCGTCGGATATGAGACTGTGACGGATCGTATGGGCAACCCTGTGACGTTTGCCAAGACATCCGACGGACGTGCGGTGCGCGTGCGCTGATTATATGTTATAACTAAGGCTACGGCTTAGGAGAATAAGAGATGCCTTTAACAAAAATTTCGCAATACAGCCAGACGGCAAGCTCAAACACGGACATCGACAGCATCGACCTTGGCGAAGGCACTATGGTGCCTAGTGACGTTAACAACGCCTTGCGCGAGGTTATGGCTCACCTAGCCGATATGAACGCTGGCACTGCTGCCATTCAAGACACGTTCACGCTGTCTGACCCGGCTGACGATACCAAGCAGGTGCGCCTCGATGCGGTTGGCATTACCACTGGCAATACCCGCGTCCTGACAGCACCAGACGCTGATGTGACTATCGCTGGTCTTGAGGCTGCACAGGAGTTCACCAAGACGCAGAACTTCAACGCGACAACGCTCACAGATGCCGCAAGCATTAGCTGGGATGCCTCAGCCAATCAGGTGACTAGCGTTACCCTCACAGACAACCGCACACTGGCTGCGCCTACCAATATGGTTGACGGCGGCGTATACACGCTGATGGTGATACAAGACGGCACAGGCTCACGCACACTGAGCTACAACGCCGTGTTTAAGTTTGCTGCCGGTACTGCGCCAACGCTTACCACAACCGCAGCGGCGAAGGATATTCTGGTATTCTACAGTGACGGCACCAATATGTACGAAGTCGGTCGCAGCCTAAACGTAAGCTAAAGGCGGTATAATGAGCAATCTATTCTCAACAGGCGGCGCGGGTAACGTAGGTGCATCTGGCATCGACCAGCAATCCCTCAAGTTCAACGATGACGAAAGCCAGTATCTAAGCTGGACACCGGCTAGTGCT